AACAAAATACATATCTTTACAGGTGGTGCTCAGATGGAAAATTTGACGGTCGACTATTTTGTCAATCATGGTGTCACAGCTGGCATTACAGCCGTTAATCCCGGCGGTCAGGGGGATGGTGTTTTGACAACGGAGATAAACGTAGTCTCGACGGTTGGAACCGCAGATGATGCAGTGACCTTGCCTGTTGCTGTTGTTGGCAGAGTGTGCCGGATTGCAAATAATGGGGCCAACCAGCTTGAGATATGGCCGAACACTGACGACGATGCCGGAGCGGGAGCGAACACAGCAGTGACTTTAGCTTCCGGCTCCAACGCAACTTATATAGCTTATGACGGTACTAACTGGGAATTGTTTTAAATGGATTATATAGATTGTGGCAATAACGCTTCTTTACAGTTATCGACCTGCACGATTAATTTCTGGCTGAAGATTAATTCTGCGGTGACGGGCAGTGTCATTTCAAAATACGGTGCCTGGTATCTGGGGCTGATAAATGGCGTGTTTGTCCTTTACGACTGGGACGGTGCCGGCTGGATTTCTTCCGCGACAGATTTGAACGATAATACCTGGCACATGATAACATTCATTCGACAGGCGGGCGTTGCCGACGGGTCATCGATTTATATTGATAACGTGCTTATTTCCACGTTTACCTATGAATCGGACACTCACAGCGCGAATCTTATTTTCGGTGGCACGGAAGAGGAGGTTGTTTTTGAGGATGGTGATGTGACTTTCGAGGATGGCGATGTGACTTTCGAGGACCTGCCGGGCGGCGGGTTCGACGGCATTATCGATAACGTAATGATTTTCAATAAAGTATTAACAGATGATGATATAGCATGGTTCTGGAACGAGGGCGGTGGCGTAGAGGATTTGGAAGAAATAGATATCGCCCGCAATACCGATGATGTCACTTACGACCAGACCGAATATGCCAAGGGTAATTTCGATTTCAGCGGTCAGGAATTTTGTGGCGATGGCTCGATTCCACGGGTAACGCTGCGGGTATCCAAATTGCAGAATCAGTTGGAGCAGATAATAAACGCAACCCAGGGTGCCCTGGGCGGCCAGGTCAAGCTGCTCAAGGTTAATAACAATTACCTCAATGAGCCGGTCCCTGCACTGGAGGCGGATTACGATGTACTTTGTGCCGCATCGGACGAAAAGACAGTCACTTTTACACTGGGTATTCCCAATCCAATGACACAGCAGTTCCCACTGAGGAATACATCCAGCTCGATGTGTCCCTGGGCGACGCCTACTTTATTCAAAGGTCCCGAATGCCAGTATGCCGGTGAGGACACCACGTGTCCGGGCGATTATCTGCATTGCCTGGAGGTCAAGGAGAACGCCGAGCACTGGGGCGGCGAGAAAGGACTGGATCCCAATGCAGTCTGACGCACAGATTAACACAGATAAAACAATCGGTGATAATCGACAACAATCAGTGGAATCTGTGTCTAAAAGAATCAGGGCGATGATTAATCGGCCCTACAAGCCGCCGGCTGGTTCGGTCTGCCGGCCGTGCTGGTCGTTTTGCGGGGAGATTATGGCGATGTTCGGCAAACAGTTACCGGAGCGGCCGTTCGAGGGCATGAAGCGTACGGGCCCTGTCAGTGTCCCTATGGTACTGTTGTTTCGATTGAACGCCGAATATCATAGTGGTCTGCTGTGGCCGGACTGTCTGCACTTTATACATGCCGAGCCTTACGTTAAGCCGTTCGTTTCCAACGATGACAGTGACATCGAGCTTGACGGCTGGATGGTGCGCAAGGAAAGCCTGAGCCTCTGGCCGTGGTATAAGCTGATTGAAGGTTATTATGAGTAAGATATTCGATATTCGGATTTTCGACCACCCTGTGGAGCTTGAGAAATGCCGCATCGAGCAGGTCCTGTGCAAAGGCCAGAGTCTCAGCGATATCAAGAGACAGTTTGCCCCGAAATTCGATGTGGTAATAATGCTGGACGGCCGGCAGGTAAGGGATGAGGACTTTAAGAGTATTATTGTCAGCCCCGGCTGCACAATAGATATCATTCCGGCGATAGGTGTAGTTTGGTATTGGGCGGCAATTACCTGGATATTCACAAAAATATGGGCAGCATTGCCGATGATGTTAATATCGTTTGGCATCAGCTATCTGGGCGGTATGCTGATGAACCAGGACATTAAGCAGCCGGATGATAATAATCGCAAGGACTCGCAGAACTTCGGATGGGATCCTCACACCACTTTTCAGGAGGGCCTGCCAAGGGGCCGCAATTACGGCCGCAATATGCATACCGGCAATATCGTGGCGCGCTGGACGGACGTGGCCGAATCGGGCAGCGAAAAGCTTTATCTAATAGTAGATCACGGGGACGGGCCAACCGGGGGTATCGAGGAGGACAAGGTCTATCTTAACGACCAGCCCTCCGACAACTTCGATGTCACCATCCAGGAGCGGATCGGCACGATGGACCAGACGGTGATGACCGGGTTCGAGCAGCACAAAAACGAATTCCGCCCGGCGCTGGATATTACCAATACCGGTGGGCCTGTCGTATTTACCACACCCGATAACGATTTCGATGATATCGAGTTTACGATAGAGTTTCCCCGGGGCCTCTTTCGATATAACAAGGAAGGAGAGCGGGGCAAGAACAAGATCGAAATAAAGATGGAGATACGTGAAGTAGGTGGCGAATGGACGACTCTATTCGAGAACGAAATCGAGGGCAAGAGTATGTCCCCGATTTATCAGGCCTTTACGGTTTCGGAGCTGCCGACTTTGGAATCTTTGGGTTGGGATGAATGGCACGAACCGCCCGATACATTTGTTATCGAGCGGGGCAAGCAATACGAGCTGCGATTTACAAAACTATCCAATGACCACCCGCAGCGCGGCGATGATGTAAAGCTTCGCAGTGTCCGCCAGGTTTACGATGTGGCCTTTACCAGGCCGGGCAAGGCCCTGGTGGGAATTATAGCGACCGGCACAGCGAACCTCAGCGGCGATTTGAATATTAAGGTAGTTCGCAAGGACAGGCTGGTTAGGGTCTACGATGGCGAGAGCTGGTCGATAGAATGGTCCCGCAACCGGGCCTGGGTAGACCTGGATATTCTGACCCAGCCTGTTATCGGCGGCAACGGCGATACGGAAGCTTATTACGTTGACAGGTACGAAGGTTACGATCCATCGAAGGTAGACCTGGCATTCTTTTATGAATGGGCCGAATTGTGCGATGACCAGGTCACCGATGGAGCGGGCGGGACCGAGGCGAGAATGACCTGTGATTTTCTCGGCGACTACGAAACGGATATGTGGTCGCTGGCCCACGAGATAGCCCAGATCGGCAGGGCTTATTTGTACTGGTTCGGTAACCAGCTAACCGGATGGCTTGATGCGGCGGTAGATGCCCCGTTCGATATGGTGACTATGCAGAATATGGTGGCCGGGTCATGGAAGAACGCCGGTCCGGTCCACGGTGAGAAGGCAGGCTCTGCCGAGGTTTATTACAGGGACTCGCAGGAGTTTTACAAGCGCAAGAACCTGCCCTGTCCAAACGAGGATGCGGGTGTCTATAAACGCATAGTCAAAATCGAGGGAATCGGCATTACGACCAAGACGCTTGCCACTCGCGTGGGCAATCATTCGATGCAGCGTAACATGCTGATATGGAACAAGAACAAATGTACCATGTACAAGGATGCCTCCCGGTACAAGCCTGGTTACGTTCTGCGTATCCAGCGAGATGAGCCGGACTGGGGCAAGTCATATCGCGTGGTCGATGTAGTGGATACCGATACCGTGCAGCTCGACAGGTCGATAACAGCCACGCCCGGTGATAATCTTTATGTTCGCCAGTACAATTCGGAGACGGACGATATCGAAACAGCGCTTTACGAGGTTGATTCGGCCGATGGCGATGAAGTGACAGTGACCACCGAATGGGATATCGAGCCGATCAAGGATAATATTATTGCGATAGGCACAACCGTGCTTCGCCGCATAACCAAGATGAAGGTCAGGCAGGACAATTATTACGATCTGGAAGTTGAGACTTACGATACCGACCTGTTTACCTCCGACAGCACTGAGCCGTACAATCCCAATCCCGATTATCACTGGCCTGCCGGCGGCGATGCGGCCGACAAGCCCATAACAAGACGGGATGTAATGGACATCCTCGAAAATTTCATGCCGGGGGCGCCGAATATCGATATTCCCTGGCTGAGCAATATCACATGGGAAGGCGATGAGATCGATACGGTGGAATGGTCGGCGACGGATTCCGATGAATCTTTATATTTCCGTTACAAGGGTGTCACTTACGAGATAACGGCCGATTCGACTACGGACGAATTTATCTTCTGGGACCCTGAATATACAACAATGTTCCGGTCTACTAATTCCGCCACTGTCCTATATGCAGCTTTACTGGCCGGCGGATGGTATGTATGTCGCAATATTGCCGGTGTTGCTTATCCATCCGTACCGATTCAAAGTTTATGGGCCGGAGTAATCCAGGCGGGGACTATTTTCGCCGAGCTTATAGCAACCGCCGCCATTGAGACGGAAAAAATAAACGGCCATGCCGTAACTTATCCAGTTTCAGCTTATACTGCTTCGGCAATAGCAACTGATTATCACTGGACCGAGATTCAGGATGTGAATATCGAATACGCCGGTTACGGGAATGTGTTGATAATTATGTCGGAAGTTCACGGATTACGTCGGCGATATTTCAGAATTCAAAGAACGATTGGAGAAGGAGAGCCGGAGACTATTTGGTCATCGACGGAACTAGTTAATGCCACGATGCCGTTTTCTTTTATGTTCGTCGATACGGGTTTGACATCGGAAGATGCGGGAACTGTAAATTATTCTTTTCAAAATAAAAACAATGTGGATAACGGCACATGCTGTGACCGCAGCTTATTTGTGAACGAGTTTAAGCGATGACGTATCAGCAGTTATATATCGTATTCGAAAAAGACGAAGGCAATTTCGGAAAAATACTAAAGACGGGAGCGGCCCCGAGCGATGTTTCTTATAAGCAGGGAAAGTCAAATCAGTTTGTTTTACTCGATTGTTTTGCCAGGGACAATGTCCATAAAATCCAGGTCGATGGATGGGACCGGAACGGTGGGCCGATAAATCCGAGGGTGGTCGATAAAACTCCGGCCGAGATAGAGGCTGAAAAAGCATTGCGACAGCAGGATGCGAATAGCGAAGAAATGATTGCAGTCCCGAAGAGCGAATTCGATGAGCTTATTGGCAGGGTTGAAAGGCTTGAGCAGCCGCGGGCATAATATTATTCCTTCTGGGCGCCCCCCTGATTTCTTGCTTGCCTCTGCGACTCTCGTCGCAAGATGAGGCAGCGGGCAAAATCAAGAAGGGGGGCCGCTTTTTTCACCCCGTGAGATGGCGGCTTTGGCCTATTTGTTAGTTGGGGCTGTAATCTACCACCATCTGGACAAGCAAGGTATAAAAAAGGCCGGTGGATGAGGCCGGCCCGTGATTGTTGAGATGCCCGCTGCGGATACGCGATAGCGTGGCGAGTCGGGTTGAATTGAGTTAGTGTTCCTGCTGGATCCATTCGTTGGTTCGCTGCAAATCTTCCCATGCCCCCATGCCGGCGCCTTTGACACCGCCGGCTATTGTATGACAGCCTGAGAGCGTGACCATTACCCATATCGCCACAATCATAGTGATAACGAACGTCCAAGTGCAGGCTTTACGGTTTAGTGCTTCCATTATTGACCTCCAATATTAGACTCTATTCGACTGGATATTGCTCTTATAGCTCCAGCCGTTCTTTTTGTTTTGCCCCATCCCGCCCCAATATCAGCTAATAGCATTGTCAGGATCAGGATAGTCAATCCTTCCAAAATCATAGCTTTCGTTCTCCAACTGATTTTCCGCATCTTTTTGAAAGTTTCCATAACCTATACCTTTCATAGATTCCCACAGTCTGATTTGTTTATCGACAAGCCTTAGACATTCCATGATTTGACGTCTATGGAGTCCCTCAGCTTGCGAATGTTGCTTTCGCAGGTCTAACAGCCTTCCTTTTAAGTGTACTAAGTCATACATGATTTATCCTTTCAATTTGTGAGTAGTATCGGCAGGATTAAGGGGGTCCTTTAATTTATTCTCTTGATATTTTGCAAAATATCGACAATTTTATATTTCTATAAGTCTATTGAATCTATACGAAAAAGAACTCTGTGAAATCTCTGAAACAGCCTACCAGATACCGTTACCAGCTCACCACAGCCCCGCCAGGCTGAGATCCATTATAAATTGAACCTTACTATCGCCGGCTTCGTATAGGTATTTAACCAAAGGGGGCTAACAGCCCTATAATCATCTATACCAACTACACTTATAAGAATAAAAAGAATTAAAAATAACCTTTATCCACTTTTTTTAAAAAATAGTTCTTTTTTCCCTTGACAATCTCGGCCCGATTGTCGATAATAGTAATTGAAAAGTAAATAGATGGAGCTTGAGTATGGTCGGCAAAGAAAAAATCAAACTTGGAAAAATCAACTCGGAAGAATCTACAGCTACACCAGCCCGTTCGACCAAAGCCTTTGCCGACCAAGCATTGAACTTTTCCGAGCGGGCTTTTTTTGTATTTAAACCGCATGTTTCGTAGCAGCGTGGCCTGCGGGCCCGGCACGACAGCGGATTAGAGTTAGCCCTCGGCACTGTCGAGTGGTTCCCAAACAAGAACTTTAAGGATTGGAACTCCGTTTCCGCGGTTTTTAGCGGCTCGGTGTTCATAACTAAAAGTGTACTAAAAAGGTGCAGATATGTCAAGAGGAAAGTCAAAAGTAAAAAGGCAATGGTAAAAGTTAGCCCCCTGCACTGTAGGGGGTTCTCCGAATCAACCCCGGTGAGATAGGCGAAAGCGGCCATCTCACAGGGTAACCCCATTAGATGGACGGACTTTGTCCTATCTCACGGGGTAAAGGAATTGAGAAATGCTTACTAAAATATGCTATGGATTATCACATTTAGTAATAGTTGCCGCTTGCATTTTATTGTTGATACAAGGTGAAACAACAGATACTCTTTTATGTCTGGTAATAATTAGCTTATGGCACGAGAGGAAGTAATGTCGTTAAGAGATTATGCAAAGAATACGACGGTAACGATAGAGAAGTCGCGGCAGGAGCTCGATAGTATTTTACGCAGGTCCGGGGCCGAGAAGGTAATGATCGGATATGATGGCGATACATCGTACATCGCATTTATGATTGATGGCTTGCCGGTTAAGCAGATGATAAAAATGCCTAACAAAGAACAATTCAATGAAACGGAGATGGGCAGGGTAAGAAAACAGAGTGCAGCATTAGCGGCATGGGAGCAGGCGTGCCGACAGAGGATGAGAGAGCATGTGGTCTTATTAAAGGCGAAATTGATCGCCTGTTCACTTGGTTTCACGAGTATCAAAAGGGAATTTATGGCAGATATATGCCTGCCGGGCGGCGAGACGATATTTAATCAATATGAAGTGCAGTTAGATAAAGCAATACGGGGCGGCAAGCTGCCGGCTTTACTGCCGGGGATATGAGGAATTGAAATGACTGAACAAGAAGCCAAAACAGGAACAAGGATTAAAAGTCTTGTTGAATTTACTGGGGTTCCCAAAGGAACAGAAGGTGTTATAGATGAAGATTACGGAAATGGGGTAATGATAGCGTGGGACAAGCCCAATAAACATTCAGCGGCTTTGCCGCCAGGTTATAAAAAACACAATGGCGAGCCATATATTAAGACTGGGATTCTCAGGGACGGCTTTAGCAAAAAAGACGAACTACAATATTTAGAGGTAGTTTAGATTAAAGTCCCCGCGGCGTTTGCGGGGCCACTCTTTTACAAGTTAATATGACCCCATGAGATAGCTTTAAGGCAGCATCATAAAGGGGTAACCCTGTGAGATAGGTAAAAGCGACCATCTCACGGGGTAAATGGCGCAGCTATGGTTGACGCCTGACTGACATTATGGTATACTGTGAGCGTGAGCTTACAGCTATTGTTATATTAGCCAATCATTCTGACCACGGGCCGATGTGTAAGCTCACCCCTTTCTGCATTGGCTCAGCACATTCACAGGGACCGGGGCTAAACTCGCTTTTTTGCTTTCTCCCTCCTCCGCCCCACCCTGTAGCCGATAATGGTGACAAAGCGCAATAGCGTGGTAAGCATAGCGGGTAGGTATCTGCACGGATGCTATTAACTATGACCCTTTATACAGGGTTTCCCATATTATCACCGCCTAACGCGTGACTATGCCGCTAAGGTTAGGCTTTTGTCACCGAAATAACGGATTGCCAGGTGTTGGCAAGGACGCACCTTTGAGGTCCAAATATAGAAACATGGCAAACCTTTCAAAGAAGGCTGACTGCCTTAGCCTGGCATTTTTTTAATTTCTTACATCCCCGCAGTCGTGTGTGGTGGGTAAGGTCATAACGGTTCGTCCCGGGTCCGGTCACCGTGATCGGACAACGTGATGGGGATTGACCGGCTGCATTAATGAGCAACCCTATAGAGATAGGCCTGAACGACCGGCCATCTCATGGGGTAAACGAGCGATGAGCGACTAATATGCTTTTCATCAACCTCCTCCAACCGCGTCATGGATGACTGTGGCGCGGTGTCATTATAACAACAAAGTTTCCATCGCCCGGCCGCAGTGGCAGTGAAGAATTCGACAAAGATCAACTTCATAACCGCGGCTCTGATCATTCTAATTTTCCCGGGGCCATGGATGGCCGTGGCCCCAACTATTTTTGAAATTGAATAATGACTATTGAATATTGAACGCAGACCACAGAACGCAGATTACAGAACGTAGAACGCAGAACGAAAAAAGGCGGCGGCTCGGTCACAAGGGATTAGTGACTATTATTGTGCACGGATGTTTGAAAAGATAAATATGAATAATGCAATTTGGGAAACAAATATGAAGAAAATACTTCTCGAAAAAGCGTTGAGTAACTTTTTGGGCGTTTCCGGTTGTGGGTTACGCCAGATACCGGGGACGTTCGTATCTCCAACAGATAGTATTGTACTACGAAAAGGCCGCCGCCTTTTTTTTATTCACCACGAATGAACACGAATAGATACAGATAGGAGAGAAAATGAAAAGATTTATTAAAAAAATATTATCGTTACATTTTCACGATTACGGCCCGTTCGAGTTGAGCGACGACCGCAAATTTATGCGCAGAAAGTGTACTCGCGCAGGCTGTGATAAGGTTCAGGAATATAAGAGGCACGGCAAATTTCCGAGATTATAAAAATGCGAAGGAACGCAATGGCAAGTGAAAAGTCAAAAGGTAAAAGTAAAAAAGTTGGCCTGCTGCACTGTGAGGGGTTCTCAAAGATTTTAGTTGCGATTACATGGTGCGCTATCGGTCTAGTCAGTCCGCAGTTGGCGTTGGAAGAAATGACATTAACCATGAATGAACACGAATAGACACAAAGAATCTGTGTAATCTGTGGATAAAAAATGAAAAAGTTAATCGAACAGATCGAAACCGAGGTCGAGCAGCCGATCCGGGTTGCACTGCAGCGGTTAGAAGTGATAGCCAGTGACAATAATAAAGATTTATCGCTGAAGCAGGTTAACCAATTCGGTCGCACCGACGGCAATCTGCGATGGTGGCTGTATTGTGAGCTGCCGGAATTGAAAAAAGTGTTAGCCCCCGGCACTGTCGGGGGTTCTAAAAAATTATTAAAAAGGAGTTAGAGATGTTTGAGCGAAAGTATGAAATCAAAGATGGCAGGCTTGTAAAAAGAGATAATCAGGTACCTGTACCGGAAGATGAGCCACTGTTTATATTCAGGGCAAAGGACAGAAAAGCGTTGGCGGTTCTGGTTGCCTACAACAGCATTCTCGATAACCTTGACCAGAAAGAGATGGTAACGAAGAGTATTAATGATTTCAGAGAATTCCAGGAAAAGAATCCGGAAAAGATGGGCGAGCCAACACCGTAACGAAACGATAATGACACCGGTGAGATAGGCGATACATTGAATATTGAATAGTGACAATTGAAGATTGGAAGAAATAATCAATAGTAAATAGTAAATAGTCAATTCACCCCATGAGATAGGCCTTCAACGGCCGTCCATCTCACGGGGTAAAAAAGGAGTGACTTATGGCAAAGCGGGGACGCAAAAAAAAGAAAGATGTGAAAGTGGGGATACAGTTGGCTTTGATTGATGTCGAGCCGGAAAATATTAAGGGAATCAGTAAGCACCTGCAGATTTACAAAGCCGCCCAGGCCCGAAGGCTGGCTGCGTTGAAGATAGAGTGCGATGAAAAGAAAATAATTCTCGATCTTGTCCACCAGGCCGACCTGCAGCGGTTGCCGGATGGTGTAATTAGGTTCGCTTGCGAGGGGTTAACTGTGGAGGTCACGCCGACCGATGAGGTTATTAAAATAAAGGGCAAATCTGATCAGGCCGGCGAGAAGTCAGGAAAAAAATCAATGGCCGAAACCGTCGAAAAGACGGAGTGACGCAGTGACGGGAATTGAATATTGAATAGTGACAATTGAAGATTGGAAGAAATAATCAATAGTAAATAGTAAATAATCAATTCACCCCATGAGATAGGCCTTCAACGGCCGTCCATCTCACGGGGTAAAAAGCGACAAATGAAACCATTAACGCAAGATCAAGTTTGGGGTGTTGAGCCGGCGGCGAAGAACAGTCTTTGCCCGCTGAGCGAGGTCGCCTGTGCTTACTGGTTAATGGATGAAAGTGGGAACGGTTACTGTTCGAGCGAGGGCTATTGTTTTTTCAAATATCACGATATAGCCACAGAGGACACAGAGGTCACAGAGGATAATTAAATGTTTTCAGTCAGACAAAAAAGAGGAATAGCCGAAAAGGTTCAGAATGTTCTTAGGGAAACAAATCACCCGGAATTACCTGAAGGTGAAATACAGTTTTATCTGCATGTGAATGGAAAAGAATCATGGAGTTGGGCTGATATTAAAAATAACGGAGCCGTCGCAATTCCGGTTGTCAATATTCACAATGAATTACAGGACCCGGAATCAACAATCGACAATAGTACATAGTAAATAGTCAATTCACCCCATGAGATAGGCCGGAACGGCCGTCCATCTCACGGGGTAAAAAAGGAGTGACTTATGGCAAAGTATGGAACATTTTCGAAGATAGCAACTGATACGACGATAACCAGTTGCAAAAAAACAAAGGGCAATGTCGAGCTGAAGTTCGGCGATATGAAGTTCACCGGCTCGCAGATCGAGCACCTCGGTGACTGGATAGACGATGATATCAAGGTCAGGGTGACTATCCAGGTCCAGCAGCCGATTACAAAAGGACAATATGCTATTGTTGACGATGAGGACTATTATAATCTAATACAGTTCAAAACTTACCGCAAAAGGAGTGACGGGAATTGAATATTGAATAGTGACAATTGAAGATTGGAAATTTGAAAAAGTAATATGAAAAAGATACCGCTGGCGCTCGCAAGAAACACGTGAAGGAGATTATGTAGTAGTACGAAATTGCAATTGTCCTTTAGTAAAACAATATTGTACGATATTCATGCATCGACAAATAATGTCTTGCCCAAAAGGGATGATAATAGACCACATAAACCATAATCGTCATGATAACAGAAAAAGTAATATGAGAATAAGCACGTATTCTCAAAATGGAGCAAACCAAATACCAAAAAAGAAAACAAGTAAATATAAAGGTGTATGTTGGTATAAGGCTGGTAATAAATGGGTGGCATATATTAGAAAAAATAACAAAAAGCAACATTTAGGTTATCATGATTTAGAAGTTGATGCAGCGAAAGCTTACGATAAAAAAGCAAAAGAGTTGTTTGGTGAATTCGCTTTAGTAAACATTTAAGGAGAAAATGATATGTTAATTGAAATCGAAAAAATCACAGACAAAGTACCACGCAAGATGTTCGCCGCCTTATGCGGTATGTGGATACTTCAGCAAACGGCTGTAATGCCGGAGATTACAAACGAAACCATAAAAATAGCAGTGCTTATTTGCCAGACGGTAGTTCTCTGCTCCAGCATTTATCTGCACTATGCAAAGGAATCCAACGGCAAGGACCCGAACGCAGATCCCAGCACGGAGAACTAATAATGTTCTGGCTACGGACGGCAATTTTATTTGTTATTTTGTCGGCGATTGTAATGCTGGTCGTGAAAAAATACTTCCCGGACGATTAAACTCAGAACGCAGAACGATGAACGAAACGACACAAACAACGGAAATGAAGATTAACAAGATAACATGAATTACATCCCCAAAAAAGGAGAATGGTTCAAAGCTACTGATGCTGTCATAAAAAAGCTGCACATCTATTCGCCTTTCGTATGTGACAAAATAGATAGCTATTCAGTCCATTGTCATAATATAGGAGAAAATAGAATTGATTTCGTCTTTAAATTTGAAGAATGGATTTTCGAGAAAATAAGATTTAAGGAGCAAAAAGAAAGAAGTGACCCCGGCAACGGAAATGAATATACCGATTAACCAGATTGTATGTGGCGCAGCAGGGGACGTTTTACAGTCAATCCCTTATGTAGTCTATGAAGGTGGCTACAAAAGCTGGTCACCAGCCGATGTGTTTGAAAAAGGTTATACAAAAATCTAATTTTAAGGAGAACGAAAATGACGAGGGATATACCGAAAAAATACCAACCGATGTATAATAGACGAACAAAGAGCAGGAAAGCAGCAATTCGCTCTTTTTGCCTCGAATGTGTAGGATATTCCGAAAACGAGGTCAATCTTTGCACAGACAACGGTTGCCCCCTATATAAATGGCGGGTTCATGGATAAATAATATTAAGGTAACCACGGTTAGATAGGCCGGAAAACACGGCCATCTCACGGGGTAAAAGGAGAACGAAAATGGCAAGGAATGTTTTGGTGAGTATGCTTATACAAATTTCTAAACTATTTGAAAGGATTTTACAATGAGAACAAAAGGAATTGTGGTAATGCTAGTAGTCGTTCTGCTGGCGACAAGCGTAAGAGCCAACGAAAGAATATCAGCGTGGTTCGGCGGCCATAAGGACAATCTGCACGCTCAGGTAGGTTATCTCGTTAGGGATGATGTCGAGATAGGTTGTATCTATCATCAATCATTTAATAACATTGATGAGCCACGAAGCTATGAAATTGGTGCTTATGCTTATTATCATTTACCAAGCGAACCTAACAACGGATTACAAATTCCAGTTCCTTGGGGTGGTGGTGATATGATAGCGGCACAAGCATTCGCCGGGCCTGAGATTATTTCTGATTGGGGCAGGCAAGGTGGCACAGATATATCATG